CATTATTTCAAGAATTGTGAAATAGAGGAGGACACGAAAAATGACTAAGTTTGAAACAGCGAACGAATTAATATCTTTTGTTAAGGAAAAAGAGTTGAAACGTGGTTTCTATCAAAAAGGGAAAAGAATCCAATGGTTAGTTGGGTTTGATATGTTGGGATTTATGCAAGTTACAACTCCAGCACAGGTCAGAAAGTCACGGAGCGGTTTTAATTGCAGTGTGACTAATTGGAATGTTTTGCTAGAAGAAAATTCTCCAAAACTTGATTGGTTTCTGTCAGCAAAATATATTGGAACAGAATTGGAGATTAAAAATGACTAAGTTTGAAGAAGAATTTAAAGCATTAACTAGTTGGGACTGGGTAAATGTTGATTTAATTCAGCAGATATTAACAAGATTCGGTAACTGGCACTCAGACGAAGAGTTTCAGGCTGAAAAAGATGCTAGAAAAAAAGAATATGAAATTCATCAAGATATTTATTCTAAAACATCGAAAAAATTAAATAAAGCTGAGTTAGAAATCGCTAATTTAAAATCCCAACTCCAACAGCAAGCCCTGCCAGTCGTGCATGAAGAGGTTGATAAAGCTATCAAATACTTGAAAACTCAGAATAATTTTGCCACACTTACTGATTTGAAGAATCTTGATATTTTGACAGAAAAAGGCTTTTGGTGGCTGAATGATTTCCAATTTAAAGATAGACGATTTGGTTTTGGAGGTCTAAATAATAAGTTATTTATCCTTTCTCATTTAGCTATTACAGGCTATCAAGTAGAAAAACCGCAGCTGTTCTATATTGACTTACCAAAAGTTTTTGGATTAAGCGATTCAACTAGCGATTCAACCTTCGTATCAAAAGCGGAAAGTGGAATAATCTTAGAATTTACAAAAGGGAAAGATTATGCATTAAAATTAACAGAACAAGAAATCAATTCAATTGATGAGCGTTACTGGCAGTTTGCTGTGCCTGTGGAGGACGGAGAATGACAAGAGGATTTAAAAAACTAAACGAAAATGCGACTATTCCAGAACGAGCGACAGAACATAGCGCAGGGTATGACATTTCAGCAAGTGAAACAGTTACGATTCAACCTGATGAAATTAAAATGGTAAGCACTGGGCTAGCTGTTCAACTTGGTGATGATGAAGTATTGAAATTATACGACCGTTCAAGTAATCCAGTTAAGCGTGGCATTGCATTGATTAATTCAGTAGGAATTATCGATTCAGATTACTATCCGCAAGAATTCAAAGGCTTATTTATGAACATCTCAAAAGAGCCTGTAACCATTTCTAAAGGTCAAAGAATTATGCAAGGTGTATTTGTCAAATACCTTACAACAGACGATGACAACGCAAATGGAAAGCGTACAGGCGGATTTGGTAGCACTGGGGAGGTGTGAAAAAATGATGAAGTATGAAATACTTGCAAAAAATCTGGCTTCGAGCACTTATTCAAATGAAAATGAACTTAAGAAGATACTGGTTAAATTAACAGATTCAGATATAGCAACTTTGACATCGGCCTGCTTCCGAGCTGCTGAAAAATGCAGTCTTGACGTATTTGACTGCAACATAGTGATTGGAGATGATGAAAGATGAGTTATTTTATGAGTTGCCAAAAATGTGGCAAAGAAACAATAGGAAGATATGCAACTGAAGATAGCTTGTGTAGTGAGTGCATTTCGGACATCGACAAACTTTCGGTTGAAAAACTCCAAGAAATTCGAGTAGAAGAGCTTAAAGATTTTAATTCGAAAATTTTACAAGCAGAACTGAAAAATCAAAAACTCCAAAACGAACTTGATAGTTGTATCCAAACTTTAATTGAAGCAAGTGCTGCAGCAACTATCACTCAAGATATTGTTGTGGGAAACCTTGTAGACAGAAAGCTTGCGAACCTTGCTAAAACTCATAAACTTGCAGTTGATTACATCGAAAAAGTAACTGGAAAGAAAATCGATGTTGTACTAGCTGAGAATGCGGCGCTTGAAGCGGAGGAAGATGAATGAGCGATTTACCTAAAATATTAAGTAAACGAGAAATTGAACTCGAAGAACTTGAAGAGGCAAAATATGTACAGTCTTTACGTGATGATATTGAAAAACTCCAAGAACAGCTCAACACTGCGAAAAAGTATATCGAGCATGTTATTGGAACGATTAAACATGATGGGCATTTAGGAACTATTCAAACAGACTGGATTTTGCCTTATTTAGAAAAAGCACTCGCAGAGATTGGAGGGGATAAATGACAATTACTGAGAAGCAATTCTATGACATGCTCAATGTTGATGAACATATGAATTTCACAAATCGAATTCAAGAACTTGTTTTTGATAAAAAAGGACGTGAAGAATTTTACTCTAAAATCTTAAATATCCACCATGACATGAGTGTTGATTTCTTTAGGGACTATTTTATGGCTCATTCAGCTGTTTCAGCAAAAGGTCAGCATTATACACCAGATGAACTTGGTAAACTCACAGCGTTGCTTGTAGGTGGTTCTGGAGGTGCTGATTTAACTGGAGCAGGAACAGGAACTCTAATTATCCAAAAATGGCAAAATGATCGAATGAATGCAGACTTTTTTAACTATTTGCCGAGTAACTATTGGTACCAGGCATTAGAATTATCAGATGAAGCTATTTCATTCTTGATTCATGCCTTTGCAATTCGAGGAATGAATGGTGTAATCATTCATGGTGATGCATTGGAAATGGCCGTGAAACAAGTTTATTTCATTCAAAACAGTGCTAATAATCCGATTGGTTTCTCAGAGATAAATGTTATCCCTCACAGCAAAGATGCAATGGAATTTTTAGGGATTCATGAATGGACGGAACAGGCAATTGAACATATTGAAAGTAAATTTCCTGACTGGATTCCACTCATAGAAGAAAAGAAAGGACAGATGATTTTATTTGACGAGTGCGAAAAATGACCGACAAACTAATATCGCTGGTCATCAAAGTGTGTGACTGGTGGGGAGGGATTGAATGAAACAAGAATTAGGATATACACAGTATAAGTTTAATTATATTACTGATTATGCAAAACAAATTGATGAATCAGCAACACGCATGGAATTTATCTGGCAGAATAGAGATTCATTCAAAGACAATGTTGATATTGAAGTAGCTCTTGAGAATGCTCTCAAAAACATTGAGCGGCAGATTGAAGAATTTAAAGAATATCTGAAACCTTTTGATGAGGATGATAACCAATGAAACTTTTGTGTAAGCTGTTCGGGCATAAGTGGGATTTCCCAGTTGATATTTATGGGACTATCACTTGTGAAAGATGCGGAATTGAGTTGAAAGATTATTGGAGTAAAAAATTCCATTCACAAGATTTCAACCGCTCAGACCTTGATGAGTCTGAGAACGTGTTCGGGGAGGAGAAAGTATGAATTTACTAGATTATGTATTTTTTACGCTTGTAGCTTTAATAGGTGGCGCATTCATGAAGCTGGCTTTAGATTTACTTGTAGCTAAAAAAATTGAAGATATTCAAAATATCAATGACACTGATGAAATTTACAACAATTTTAATAAAGAAGTTTATAGAATTGTCAAAGGTAAAACTTTAGGTGGTGAAACAAAATATTTTGTAGAAAAAAAGAATGGTAATAAATGGATGGTTTTTGAAGGTCTCGGCAAAGAAACAATCGATGAAGCAAGAGAATTGAAAGACTGGCTGATTTCCGAGGATGAACAAAAAATAAATAACACAGTTTTAGAAAAGAAAGTAATAGAATGACAGAAGCTGAAAAATGGCTTGATAAACATATGGATTGAACGCAAAAAAAAGCCCAAGCTGACCAAGCTTGAGCGAAATTGTGAATTCTAACGTTTATATTTTTATGGTCTAACAAATTATATCATACTGAGCTAGGAACTCGCTAAACTCAACTGGAGGAGAAATGGGTAAATCATTACTAATTGCAACTGGAATTGTTGCTTTGTTTATGCTGTATGTTTTAGGTATATATTTACTAGCTAAGATTATCGGGTTATGGATATTTGCAATATTAGCTGTGATTTTTATTATAGTGGTCGCTTTTGGAATTAACTCTTTTAATTAAACAAAAAAAGCCCGCTGGCAACGGGCTTTAAAAACAGATTTCTTAACTACTATTATATCATAAATATAAGGAGTTAAGACACTATGAGTAGAAGATATAACCTTACTGACAGCGACTTGAAAGCTATAGAGAAGAAGCTCTTTATGTGTCAACGAATTGACCACGCTATTCAATATCGCAAGTATGAGTTAGAAGTTAAACAATCACATGATAATAATGTAGGTGGTGGTAGGTCAAGTATAATCTCAAAGCCAGTAGAAGATATGGTTATGAAATGGGATGCTGACAGTAAACTCCAAAGTCTATATGAGTTTAAGAACCGAATCAATGAGTTACAAGATTGGTTTGGAGAGGATGAAGATATGCAATTGGTATTCCACTACCGTTGGTTATCTGGTAAACGTTATACAGTACCAGAGATAGCTGATAAGTGTCACATAACTGAGCGCCAATACTTTAGAAAGAGAAGAGCAATACTTGAGAAGTATGATGAGATATGTGACGGCTTCTGGTAATTTGTCACCTTTTGGGCGAAAACTGACAAGATAAATGTTGTATTATAGTATCATCAAATAAAACAAATAAAGCCAGCGGATATATTCTGTTGGCTTTTTGTGTGGAGAAAGTGAGGTGACCTCCCATAGCATTACGTGCTGACCGTACTGGTGCGCATCGTGTAGCCTTTGATAAGAATAGAAAGATTCTTTTAAAGACACAGAACACTTGTGGAATATGTGGCAAGCCAATCGATAAGAGATTGAAAGCTCCTGATCCATTGAGTCCAGTTGTTGACCACATCATTCCAATTAACAAAGGTGGTCATCCTTCAGCGATGGATAACTTACAGCTTGCTCACTGGACCTGCAACCGCCAGAAGTCTGACAAGCTATTCAATGTGAAGCAAGAAGAACCAAAGGTATTAGGTAATCGTAACTTACCACAGAGCCGTGATTGGTCTTCTTATGTATCTTAATTTATTTATGATAGATATTATTAAAAATAATTTAAAGAGCTTAGGAGCTAAACTATGGGGGCATATCCCCCTCCCTCTGGGTCACTCCGTACTTCACGCCGTCACTGTACATTTTTTCTCACGCGACTTTAGAAAGGAGCAAAAAATTGACTGAAAAAGGTATTGGATACCTGAGATTTAAGCTATCTGTTCATAAACGAAGAGCAGAAATGCGCTATGAGCAATATGCAATGAAGCATGTTGATAGATTCAAAGGGATTACAATTCCACAAGCATTAAGCCAACAATATCGTTCAATATTAGGGTGGTGTGCAAAAGGAGTTGATAGTCTTGCAGACCGTCTTGTTTTTCGAGAATTTGAAAATGATGACTTTACAGTAAATGAAATTTTTGAGGAAAATAATCCTGATATATTTTTTGATAGTGCTGTTTTGTCAGCACTTATTGCATCATGTAGCTTTATTTATATTTCTAAAGGTGAAAATGATGCAGTACGACTTCAAGTTATTGAAGCTACCAATGCAACAGGAATCATTGACCCAATTACTGGATTACTGACAGAGGGATATGCAGTTTTAGAACGAGATGAAAACAATAATATTGTTCTTGAAGCTCATTTCTTGCCTGATAGAACAGATTATTATTATCGTGATTCACGTAATAATATTTCGATTGCTAATCCAACAGGTCATCCATTGTTAGTGCCTATCATTCACCGTCCTGATGCAGTTCGTCCATTTGGGCGTTCCCGTATCACACGTTCAGGAATGTATTGGCAAAGCAATGCAAAACGAACCCTTGAAAGAGCTGATGTAACTGCTGAGTTTTATTCTTTCCCTCAAAAATATGTAACTGGATTGAGTGATGATGCGGAACCAATGGAAACTTGGAAAGCGACAGTTTCAAGCATGCTACAGTTCACGAAAGATGAGGATGGCGATAAACCAACTCTTGGACAATTTACTCAACCAAGCATGTCGCCATTTACTGAACAACTCAGAACTGCAGCGGCTGGTTTCGCTGGTGAAACTGGGTTAACTCTTGATGATTTAGGATTCGTTTCTGATAATCCATCATCGGTTGAAGCAATTAAGGCAAGTCATGAAAATTTAAGATTGGCTGGCAGAAAAGCTCAACGAAGTTTGGGAGCAGGATTACTAAATGTAGCTTATCTTGCAGCATGTTTGCGTGATGATGTTCCATATTTGCGAGAACAATTTAGCAAAACAAAACCGAAATGGGAACCATTGTTTGAAGCTGATGCAAGTATGTTAAGTCTTATTGGAGATGGAGCAATTAAACTCAATCAAGCAATTCCTGAGTTCATCAATAAAGATACTATTCGTGATTTAACTGGAATTAAAGGAGCTGAATAATGGAAGATATTTTACCACCTCTTTTAGAAAAAATTAATCAAGATTTTGATGAAAGAGCAGCAAATAGTAAAAAGTTGAAGCGATCGATGGAATTGTTAAAAAATAAAAAAGCAACTTATATTCAAGCAAATGAATTTGGTATTGAAGTTGGTCAAATTTTATCTGATGTTTTGGGAACTCATGTAACAGTAGATGTTTTACCTGACGGAAAAATGTATTTCAACATTGCAGATAGATTGTTCAATTTCATATTGAAGAAAAATTTTGATTTAATTTCAGGGTATTCAACGGATGTTCAAAGTGAACTTAATCAATTAGCTGGATTTAAATTAAAATCACAAGTGCCAGAACTCAATCAAGATAGAATTGATGGCATTGTTAACCGTATTTCTAGTGAAGATGATTTTGAAAAAATACTTTGGCTTTTGAAAGAGCCAATAGTAACATTTAGCCAGAGTGTTGTTGATGATACGCTTAAGAAAAATATTGATTTTCAAGCAAAAGCAGGTTTAAAACCCAAGATTGTACGAAAGTTAGTAGGTAAAGCATGCGATTGGTGTAGAAATTTGGCGGGTTCATACGATTATCCTAAGGTTCCAAGTGACGTGTATCATCGTCATGAGCGTTGCCGTTGCACAGTAGAATACGACCCTAGAGATATTGATAAAAAGCGTCAAGATGTTTGGTCTAAAAACTGGGTTGACCCAGATAAAGATGCAAAGATTGCTGAACGTAAGAATTTGAATCTAAAAAGTAAAAAATAACTCATCCCAGCGACAGGGTTATCATGCATTTAGATTGAAGGAGGAGTAACATGACTGCTGAAAAAAGATTTGGCAATCAGTATCCTACTCAATCGGTAATACTTCCATTTACTGAAACAAAATATCAAGAAGCTATTGAGATTTACGAAAAATCTAAACATGAGTGTTATCCATGGCAGAAGAACCTTTTGAAAGAGATTATGGCCATTGATGAAGATGGTTTATGGACACACCAAAAGTTTGGATATTCAATCCCACGGCGGAATGGTAAAACAGAAATTGTATATATCCTTGAATTATGGGCGCTTGAACAAGGCTTAAGCATTCTTCATACAGCACACCGAATTAGTACGTCCCACTCATCTTATGAGGAATTAAAAAAATATCTTGAAGATAGCGGTTATGTTGAAGGAGAAGATTTCAAATCTATCAAAGCTAAAGGGCAAGAAAGATTGGAATTAATTGAGTCTGGTGGAGTAATTCAGTTCAGAACAAGAACATCAAGTGGTGGTCTTGGAGAAGGATTTGATATTTTATTCATTGATGAAGCTCAGGAATATACTACCGAGCAAGAATCAGCATTGAAATATACTGTTACTGACAGTGATAATCCAATGACTATAATGTGTGGAACACCTCCAACACCAGTATCAAGTGGAACTGTTTTTACAAATTATCGAGATAATACCTTAGCTGGGAAAGCAAAGTATTCAGGTTGGGCGGAGTGGTCGGTTGAAGATGTCAAGGACATTCATGATGTCGAAGCCTGGTACAATTCTAATCCATCTATGGGCTATCACTTAAACGAACGTAAAATCGAAGCCGAACTTGGTGAAGATAAGTTGGACCATAATGTTCAACGTCTTGGTTATTGGCCAAAATATAACCAGAAATCAGTCATTTCAGAGCAAGAATGGAATGCGCTCAAGGTTAATCGTTTGCCAGTTATCAAAGGGAAGCTCTTTGTTGGTATTAAGTATGGGAATGATGGTGCAAATGTTGCAATGAGTATTGCGGTTAAAACACTATCAGGAAAGGTATTTGTTGAAACAATCGATTGTCAGTCCATAAGGAATGGCAACCAATGGATTATTAATTTCTTAAAGAAAGCAGATGTTGAAAAAGTTGTTATTGATGGTCAAAGTGGTCAAAGTATCTTAACGAGTGAAATGAAAGATTTCAAATTGAAAGAACCGATACTACCAACTGTAAAAGAAATTATCAATGCTAATTCCCTATGGGAACAAGGGATTTTTCAAAAAAACTTTTGCCATTCTGGACAACCTTCACTTTCTACTGTAGTCACTAACTGTGACAAGAGAAATATCGGTACTAGTGGTGGATTTGGATATAAATCACAATTTGATGATATGGATATCAGTTTAATGGACAGTGCGTTGTTGGCGCATTGGGCTTGTAGCAATAACAAGCCGAAGAAAAAACAACAAATACGGTATTAGACGACTTTTTAAGTCGTTTTTTTGTACCAAAAATTACCGAACTGCCGGGCAAGCAGGAGAAAGGATTTGACTATGTCAGAAAACAATTTACCAAAAACACAAGAAGAGTTAAACCAAATCATTGAAACAAGATTGGCACGCCAAAAAGAAACGATTGAAGCTAATTTTGCTGATTACGATGAACTCAAAACTAAAATTGCTGCACTTGAAGCAGATAACACTGCATATCAAGCAACTATTGAAGAATCAAAGTCTTGGGAACAAGAAAAAGCTGATTATGAAAAACAAATCAGTGGTTACAAAACAACTCAACTCAAACAATCTATTGCTATTAAAGCTGGTTTGCCATTAGATTTGGCTGACCGACTTTCAGGCGATGATGAAGAATCACTTAAAGCTGATGCTGAACGTTTCAGCGGATTCATTAAACCACAAACTCCACCTGCCCCACTTAAAGATGTTGAACCAAATTTGGGTGACGGAAAAGATGGAGCTTATCGTAAATTAGTCGATGGACTAAAAACAGAAGGAGAATAAAACATGGTATTAAACAAAGGAACATTATTTGACCCAGAATTGGTCACAGACCTAATCAGCAAAGTAGCTGGAAAAAGCTCAATCGCACGCTTGTCAGCTCAAAAACCTATTCCATTCAACGGCGAAAAAGTTTTCACGTTTACAATGGATTCAGAAATTGATGTCGTTGCTGAAAGCGGCAAGAAAACTCACGGCGGAGTAACGCTTGCTCCACAGACAATGGTTCCAATCAAAGTTGAGTACGGTGCGCGTATTTCAGACGAATTTATGTACGCATCAGATGAAGAAAAAATTAACATCTTGCAGGCGTTTAATGACGGTTTTGCTAAAAAAGTTGCTCGTGGTATTGACTTAATGGCATTTCACGGTGTCAACCCTCGCCTAGGTACAGCATCGGCTGTTATTGGGACAAACCACTTTGACTCTAAAGTTACGCAAAAAGTTGAAGCTCCAAGAGGCATTGCAGATCCCAACGGCGCTATTGAAAATGCGGTAGAGTTGTTAACTGGTGTTGATGCTGATGTAACTGGTATTGCAATCAATCCATCATTCCGTTCAGCCCTCGCTAAGCAAAAAGACTTGCAAGGAAATGCACTTTTCCCTGAATTGAAATGGGGCGCAACACCTGACACTATCAACGGCTTGCCAGTAGATGTCAATAAGACAGTATCTGATATGTCGTTGACGCAAAATGACCGCGCCATCATCGGAGATTTTGCTAACGGCTTTAAATGGGGTTACGCGAAAGAAGTACCACTCGAAGTTATCCAATACGGTGACCCAGACAACTCAGGTCTTGACCTTAAAGGATATAACCAAGTTTACATTCGTGCGGAGTTGTTCCTCGGTTGGGGTATCCTTGATGCTACTAAATTTGCTCGGGTAACTGAAGCTGCTTAATAAGGAGGTATTAAATGAGATACTTTAATACATTAACTAAAGCTACAATTGATACAGATTTCAAAATTTCTGGCGGAGATTGGGTACTTGAAAATGAATCGAAAGAAGCTGTTGTAGATATCCAAGCTAATGATGCAGACTCCAAAAAAGCTGAACAAGAGCAAGTGGTGGAAGAATCAAATGTAGATGGGAACTATGACTGGATTACTAAAGATCAAATTATGCAAGAACTTGATGCTTTCGGTATTAGATATGATAAACGTGCAAACAAACAAGTGCTTTATGATTTGATGATGGAGCAAGGAAAGGAGTAATATGAATCCTTTTGCTACAGTTGATGATTTAACGATGCTATGGCGCCCTTTAAAGGGAGATGAAAAAGAACGAGCTGAAAAGTTGCTTGAAATTGTCTCAGATTCCTTACGTGAAGAAGCTGATAAAGTGGGGAGGGCTTTAGATGTAATGATTTCTGAAAAACCTCCATATTTTGCAAGTGTTGTAAAGTCAGTTACGGTAGATATTGTTGCTAGAACGCTTATGACATCAACTGATCAAGAACCCATGACTCAGACAACAGAGAGTGCGCTTGGTTACTCTGTTTCTGGCTCATATCTTGTTCCTGGAGGTGGTTTATTCATAAAAAATTCTGAATTAAGCCGTTTAGGACTAAAAAAACAAAGATTTGGGGTGATTGATTTTTATGGGAATAATTAAGGGAATTGCTGTAACTTTGATTGACAATGTAGAAACAGGAAAAGACCCTTTTGGAAACCCAATTTATGAAGATAAGGAAATCGAGGTCAACAATGTCTTGGTTTCCCCTACTTCATCGGATGATATTGTTAATCAGCTTACTTTGACAGGAAAAAAAGCAATCTATACTCTAGCTATTCCAAAAAAGGATACTCATGATTGGGAAAATAAAAAAGTTAGATTCTTTGGTAAAACGTGGCGGACTTTTGGAGAACCACTTGAAGGAATCGAGGAACTTATTCCATTAGATTGGAACAAGAAAGTGACGGTGGAACATTATGGCTAAAAATCTATTCAAATTAAATCGTAGTGGAGTTGCTAGTATGATGAAATCACCGGAAATGCAAGCAATTCTTAAAGAAAAAGCATCTGCTGTTAAACAGCGTTGTGGACCAGGTTATGGTCAAGATATGCATGTTGGTAAAAATCGTGCTAATGCGATGGTATTTGCCGAAACTTATCAAGCAAAGCGTGACAACATGAAAAACAATACAATTTTAAAGGCGGTGCGTTAAATGATTGAGATTATTATTAAAAATTTTCTTGATACTCATTTATCGGTATCGTCTTTTTTGGAGAAAAAAGGAGAGATGCCATTAAGCTATATTTTGTTTGAAAAAACAGGTAGTAGCAAGAGCAATCACCTTTTATCTTCAACATTTGCGTTTCAGAGCTATGCTCCTTCTATGTATGAAGCAGCAAAGCTAAATGAACAATTGAAAGAAGTTGTAGAACGGCTAATCGAACTAAATGAAATTAGCAATGTATCACTGAACAGTGACTACAACTTTACTGACACAGAAACTAAAGAATACCGCTATCAAGCGGTATTTGATATTAATCATTATTAGGAGGATTAAAATGGCACAAGTAGAAAATGTAACTACTGCAAAGCCCAAAATTGATGGTGCTATTTACTCAGCGCCAAAAGGTACAGCTTTACCAACTGATGCAAAAACAGCACTAAATGTTGCTTTTAAACCGTTGGGATATATTTCAGAAGATGGATTAAAAAATAAAAACTCACCAAAATCTGATAGTATCAAAGCTTGGGGTGGCGATACGGTTGCTACAGTACAGACAGAAAAAGAAGATACATTTAGCTATACGCTGATTGAAGCTTTGAATGTTGAAGTACTTAAAGAAGTATATGGGGCTGACAATGTAACCGGAACCCTTAAAACTGGAATTACAGTCAAAGCTAATTCAAAAGAACTTATTGAGCATCCAGTTGTCATTGATATGACAGTACGTGATGGAGTATTTAAGCGAATTGTGATTCCACAAGGGAAAGTATCTGAAATTGGAGATATTTCTTATAACGACTCTGATGCTATTGGATTTGAGATTACTCTTACTGGTTTACCAGATAAAGTTGGCAACTCTCACTACGACTACATACTCGATACAGCTGTTTAACTCTAATGACCCTGTAAATATTAAATAAAGAAAGCGAGAAATATGTTAAAAGGAACAACAAAATCCGGATTTCGTTATGAAATTACAACTGAACGTTTAAATAATTTCGAGTTGGTAGAAACATTGTCAGAAGTTGATGAAAATCCCCTTCTGTTACCAAAAGTATTAAATCTCTTATTGGGAGAACGTCAATCTAAAAATTTAAAAAACTATCTTCGAGATGAAGAAGGTCTTGTTTCAACTGACAAAATCAGAGAAACGATTGAAGATATTTTTGCAGCTCAAAATAAAATAAAAAACTAATTCTCCTTGCCAGAATGATAAAGTTTGATGAAGAAGCGCTAATGTGCGACCTTGCAGAAATTTATCATATTTACGATTACAAACAGCTATCTCCTCTAAAGATAGCTGTTTTTTCTATAGGTTTGAATGAAGAATCCAGGATAAAAATGAAGATGAGTGGACAAAAGTTCCCAATCAATACACTTCTTTTAGCTGGGATTCAAGACCGTTTAAGTATGTCTTTATGGCTTAAAACAGAAGATGGTCAGAAAGGTAAAAATAGGCCAAAACTTGTTACCGATATCATCAATAAACCAAAAGAAAAAACTGATAGAAAAATCCGATTTCATTCTGGTGAGGATTTTGAAAAATATCGTCAGCAACTATTTCAAAAAGGAGGAGGAAGTTAATGGCAACAGAATTAGGACAAGCTTATGTGCAAATTATGCCATCTGCCAAAGGAATATCAGGTTCAATGTCTGGGATATTAGACCCAGAAGCTGAGTCGGCAGGGAATAGTGCAGGGTTAAAAATTGGTTCTGCCTTAAAGGTCGCCGCAATAGCTGGTGTGGTAGCAACAGGAGCAGCACTTGGTAAATTAATTTCTTCATCACTTTCTGAAGGAGCTGATTTACAACAATCATTAGGTGGGGTTGAAACTCTATTTAAAGATAATGCAGATAAAGTAAAAAAATATGCAACAGAAGGTTATAAAACGGCTGGTATGTCTGCGAATGCATATATGGAAACCGTAACAGGTTTTTCTGCATCAATGATTAAATCATTGAATGGAGATACAGCTAAAGCGGCAGATTTGTCAAACCAAGCAATTGTTGATATGTCTGATAATGCCAATAAAATGGGTACAAATGTTGGTGATATTCAAAATGCTTATCAAGGTTTTGCGAAACAAAACTATACCATGCTGGATAACTTGAAACTGGGATATGGTGGTACAAAAGAAGAAATGCAACGACTCTTGACTGATGCTCAAAAGCTTACTGGTCAAAAGTATGATATTTCAAACTTCTCAGATATAACACAAGCGATTCATGCAATCCAAACAGAAATGGACATCACGGGTACAACTTCCAAAGAAGCAGCGTCAACATTTAGTGGGTCATTCGATTCAATGAAAGCTGCAATATCTAATGTTCTGGGGAACTTATCACTAGGCCGTGATTTGCAAGGGCCATTGAATGCGTTAGTGTCAACGACATCAACATTCTTATTTAAGAACTTCATTCCGATGGTAGGAAATATTTTCAAGGCTTTGCCAGGAGCGATTTCGACATTTGTGAGTGCAGCCGGAAAAGAACTTTCTTCACAATTAGGAAATGGGATTGGAAGTGGGTTTTCTGACTTTACTGCAAAGTTCAGCTCGATATTATCACCCCTACAAGGAAGTTTTCAAACTATTGTCTCAGGCTTAAAACCAGTTTTTGATAGTTTACTATCTTCAATTGGACCAATCAGTACTCAAATTATGGGAGTATTTAGTAAATTACCACAATTATTTTCTAATGTCATTTCTGCTGTAATGCCGGTTATTTCCACTTTAAGTGTTGCTTTCGGGCAGCTACCATCACTTTTTGAAGCAATATCAGTTGCCGTACAACCGATGATTGACACAATCTCTTCTGGAATTTCAAAACTTGATTTTAGTGGAATTCAAGCTATTATATCTGCATTAGTACCTGCAATTACAAATGGTATTACTACAATGATGGGGATTATAGGACCATCAATAGATACTTTAGTAAATTCATTCGTAAAAATGTGGAATGCAATTCAACCTTTAGCAACAGTTATTGCAGGAGCTTTAATGCCAGCTTTTCAGGTATTAGGGGCATTTATTGGTGGTATTTTGAAAGGGGCAATGCTCGCACTATCAGCAACTTTTGACACTATTCGTGTTGTAGTTGGATTTCTTACTCCAATAATTGCTGCCGTTTTAGCTAAATTTCAAGAATTTGCACCAGTACTTGCAACTGTAGCTCAATGGGTTGGTACAGCAATTGGTTTCTTTGCAAACTTTGGGGCAGCTGGTACATCACTCAAAGGGTTAATCACTAGTGCATGGTCTGGAATTCAATCTACTATTTCTACAGTTGTTGGTGGCATTGGTGGAATAATAAACACAGCGAAAGCTGTTTTTACAGGATTAGGCTCTGCAGGTGGTGCTTTAAGGAATGTTATATCTACAGCTTGGAATGGGATTCACTCAATTATTTCTGTAGTTGGAGGAGGAATTAGTGGAATAATTAATGGAATCAAATCATTTTTCAGTAGCTTAGGAAGTTCTGGAAATAGTTTGCGTTCAGTAATGTCAGGAGTATGGAGCGGAATAACAGGGATTATTTCAGGCGCCTCTTCAACAATTTCTGGAATCATTAATGGAATAAAAGGTATTTTCAATAGTTTAAGAAATATTGATTTAGCTGGTGCTGGTCGTGCGATTATTGATGGATTTGTCGGTGGGCTTAAAAGCACATGGGAAGCCGGAAAGAAATTTGTAGGTGGAATTGCTGATTGGATTAAAGAACATAAAGGACCAATTAGTTATGATAGAAAACTACTAATTCCAGCTGGTGAAGCTATTATGGGTGGTTTCAATGATAGCTTGATGGAAAACTTTAAATCAGTTCAAAAAAATATTTCTGGTGTAGCAGATAATCTTCAAAGCTTGGTAGGTACAGGAGTAACATTACCAGTATCTACCGAATTTGATAATAGTGCTTTACTTGAAAAAAATATTGACTTACAAACTTCTACGCTGTTTTCAGCAAATAATACACCATACAGCGACAATAGTACACAAACTAATGATTTACTTTTAAAGGTAATTAATTCGGTTGACAGCTTGAAGGATAGACCTATTTATATAAAAATTAATGGCAAAGTTTTTGCAGCTGCCGTAGTTAATGATATGAACTATGAGCAAGAAAAGATTCAAAAAATATCAAATATAATCGGTGGAGGTAATATTTAGAATGGACTATAGCTCTGTAAAACTGGGCGATATAGAGTTGATGAAACTAATGATAATAAATGATGTTAGACGTGGAATTTCTACAGCCATGAATAATAGCATTTATGACAGATATTCTGACGGCTCTGACGTGATAGCTTCAAGATTACTTTCAAAAAAATTAGAAATTGATTTTACAATTCTAGATAACATAGTTGAAACCAAAAAAAAGCTTTCTCCGATAATTAGTCAAAAAAATTTGCAAAAACTCTTCTTTTCTGACGATCCTAATATTTACTGGAATGTTATTGCAGACGGCGAAATTAAGGTTACTGAACATAATAACGGTAAATATACTACAGGGACTATAACTTTTTTGGTACCTTCAGGTCATGCTGAATCAGTCACATCAAATATTTTAAATGCAACCAATTCTGGCGGAGAAAATGGAACTATAACTCCTAATAAAACAAATGGATCAATTGAAATTAAGGTCAATAATAAGGGGACTTTACCAACGTTTCCAAAGATTAAGCTCACTAATGTTTCAGAAAATGGATATTTTGGAATAGTTGGAGTAAAGGGATTAATTGGTCTTGGGAATATAAACGAAGCTGATGGAGTAACTAATCCTATGAGCGAACAGCTTTACGATAGTGCATCTGATACTAGCTTTTCTGATTTTAAAGATGTTGCACCTGGTACTCCTAATCCTCAAAACAATTGGTTAGCCACGAACGGAAAACTTGAATTTCAAACAGATGGGTTGAGATTAAAAGACCAAGGAACTGTTGATTCTAGACAAGGAGTAGCTGGTGGTATGAAAGTAATGACTTTACCAGCAGATTCAAACGGTCATGTTGGAGCAGTTAATTTCTATTCATATTTTAATATCTTTGCTTGGGCTGGTGCATTTGGCCAGACCGGATTATTGCAAGTTTTATTTACTGATAAGAACGATAAATTAGTCGCCGGATATGGTGTCTCTAAAGGAGATATGGTTGGCAATAAGGCATCAATGAAATGTTGGGTAGGGGGGAATAGCCCACGAGAATACGCAAGTAACGACTTCATATCTAACAATGGTGAGGGAAATGGAGCTGGTAGCATGAACAATACCAGCTTTAATGAGAGGACTGGCCATTCGGATTTTATTAAAACTGGAAGCCAATTAGAATTTTATTGGAAAGGCTCACGAATCAAAGCAATTATTCCAGAATTAGAAACTGTAGAAATTGCTAAAGTCTATATTTATATCGGGCAATATGTTCAATCAAATAAATTCATGACTAACTTATCATTGAGAAATATATCATACAGAAAAGACAAAGTTTCTGTTTGGTCCAATGTTCCAAATCGTTATGCCGCAGGTTCTGTTGTTGAAATTGATATGGAGAATGACAAGATTTTTACTAATGGAGTCGCAACAAATAAAGATTTTGTTAATGGAGGTAAATTCTTCAGCATTCCTCCAGGAGAAAGCACAATTATTATTAATCAATCAGCGTTCAATCATACGCCACCTCAAGTAGAACTGACATGGAAGGAGAACTATTTATAATGTTAATTAATATTCATGATTCACATCTTGAAAAGGTTGGCTTTTTAGATAGTGAATCTCCAGGAGCACCAAGCTTTTTTAATGACGTAGAACATCATTATTTAGCAGAAGGGGCTTCAACATTTACTTTTTCAGTAAATAAAAAGAAAAACGGTATTTTACAAGATTACTGCCAATTTTTAAATGAAGATGCATATTTTAGTTTTTCAGAACATGGTGATGATCACTTTTATAGTGTTGGGACAGTTGATGAAGATAACGATACGACTTTCACAGTGACTTGTTATTCTTTAAATTTAGAACTCAGATTAGAACAATGTGAGCCACTAGAAAACACAGCAAGTCATAATATCCAATGGTATTTTGACCAAATGGGGCTTATCAATAATACTCAAATTACAATCGGAATCAATGAAGTTTCTGATTTAAGCCGAGTAATAAAATATGATGGTCAAGAAAGTAAATTAGCACGGTTAATTTCTCTTATTGGAAACTTTGATGCAGAGTTTGAATTTATTACGAAATCAAACAATGATGGGACATTAGATAAAATCATTCTCAATATCTATAAAGAAAATGACGGAGTAAATTTTCAAGGAGTAGGAACGAACCGTGATGATGTCATTTTAACTTTAGATACTAATATTACCGGTGTTTCAAGAACGGTAGATAAAACTCAAATTTTTAATGCTACAACGATAACTGGAGCAGACGGATTAAATTGGAATTCAAGTGAGTTTTCTTATGTCAATTCAGATGGTGTGGAGGAGTTTTATAAAAGAAAAAATGCTGATACTGCATTTGCGCCTCTTTCTCTTGCTAAATATCCATCTCAAATCCAATCATCAACAGGGGATAGATGGATTCGAAAGAATTTCACTACTGATTACACTTCAGCTAATGCAATATGGGGTTATGCGGTAAGCCAATTCAAGAAGTTTGCTTATGGGATTATAACTTATAAAGTCTCAGTTTCAAGCCTATTAGTAAGTTCAGAGGTTGGTAATAGCTTACCTTTAAAAATTGGGGACACAGTAACAATCAGTGATGATAACTTTATTGATTCTAATGGAGTTCGTGGTTTAATTTTGTCAGCTCGTGTTTCTGAAATGGAAATTTCAAGAACAGATCCCACTAAAAATACTCTAGTTTTTTCAAATTATATTCGACTTCAAAGCCAAATCTCAAATGATTTGAAATCTCAACTTTCAAATCTAGTCGATGCAGCTACTCCATATATTGGTAGTATCGACACAACTAATGGCACACAGTTCAAAAATGGCACTGGTTCAACAACTTTATCAGCTCATATTTTCAAAGGTTCTGCAACGACTGAAGCAACCGCAGACAGCTACGAATGGTCGAAGGATGGAACAGTTGTGGCAAATGTTCAGACTATCACAGTTGATGCAAGCGGAGTTGCGGATAAAGCAGTTTATAGCTTTAAAGCGACAGTTGCGGGCAAAGCAGTCGCCAGTCAGTCGGTTACCATCACTAATGTAGATGATGGAACAAATGGACGTTCTGTTACAAACGTTTCTCAAAAGTGGCGTTTGACAACGACTACTGCAACACCAACGCAAGCTTGGTCAGACGCAGGTTGGCTCACTACTCAACCAACAACGACAGCTACTAATAAATATCTATGGTCTATCACTCGAACAACTTTCAATTTAGCACCTTTAACGCAAGATGTTATTGAACAAAAAGCAGTTTATGGTGATAAAGGCGATAAGGGAGATACTGGAAATGATGGGAGAGCAGGTAAGGACGGTGTTGGACTACGTTCAACCACAGTTACATATACTATATCTTCAAGCGGTACAGTTACACCAACAACTGGCTGGACTTCACAAGTCCCTACTTTAGTCAAAGGGCAATATCTCTGGACGAAAACAGTTTGGAATTACTCAGACGGAACGAGTGAATCGGGATATACAGTCTCTTACATTGCGAAAGACGGGAACAACGGTAATGATGGAATTGCTGGTAAAGATGGAGTAGGAATTACAGCAACTACAATAACTTATGCACAATCAACAAGCGGAACGATAGCACCAAGCAGTGGCTGGACTTCCACAGTTCCAACAGTTGCAGAAGGTAGTTATCTGTGGACTAAGACTGTCTGGACCTATTCTGACAGTACGAGTGAAACAGGCTATTCTGTTGCAATGAACGGTAAGACTCCATATTTTTACACAGCATGGTCTTACAGCGCAGACGGTACGGACGGTTTCACAACTGTTTATCCGAATTTGAACTTGCTAGAAGGCACTAAAGATTTTAGTGGAGATTGGTGGAGTCGTGAGAACTGGGAAAATGACGGAACTTATAAAGGTTTAAGCGTTAAGAGAAAAGTAGGTTCATGGGGTGGAATAACCAAGCAATTTATAGCTCCAAAAGACGGAGTCTATACCTTTTCGGCTTATGTCAAAAGTTCAGCAGGAGAGTCGTCACACGTACAATTAATAGTTAGTCTAAATGATAAACGTATCAAAGACGAGGGTATAGGAAGTAATTTTGATTGGTTGAGAAATTCTTTTCAGGTAACTTTGAAAACTGGGGACAGAATTTATGCACAATACAATATGACTAGCTCGGGTACTTTATGGACTGCTGGACATAAGTGGGAAGAGGGTTCAGTAGCTACTCCACATATGCCCTCAGCTAGCGAAGCAAAAACTAGCGACTGGCCAAGCTACATCGGTAAGTACACAGACTTTACGCAAGCTGATAGCACAAATCCATCGGACTACACTTGGAGTCTGATACGAGGGAATGACGGGAAAGATGGAGCAGATGGTCATGACGGAAGAGCAGGTAAGGACGGGGTTGGAATAAAAACCACTGTTATCACATACGCTATTTCAATAAGCGGAACAACTGCACCAAGCACTGGCTGGACAAGTTCTGTTCCCACTCTCGTAAAAGGTCAGTATCTTTGGACTAAAACAGTCTGGACATACACGGACAGCTCGTCTGAAACAGGTTACTCAGTAACTTATATTGCAAAAGACGGAAACAACGGTAATGACGGAATTGCTGGTAAAGATGGTGTTGGTATCAAAACTACGACCATTACATACGCAGGCTCAACAAGCGGAACAAAAGCACCGTCTAGCGGTTGGACTTCCACAGTGCCTAGTGTTCCTGCTGGACAATTCCTATGGACTAAGACTGTTTGGACATACACAGACAACTCATTTGAAACAGGTTATTCAGTTGCGATGATGGGTGTTAAAGGCGATAAGGGAGACCAAGGCCCAACTGGTCCTGCTGGAAGTGATGGTAATCCCGGTAAAGTAATACAACAAAATACAGAGCCAACAAATAAATTTTTAGATATGTTATGGCAATATACTGGAACAGAACCATTGAACGCTACAGGTATCACAGTTTTATCAAATATAATCTATGTATGGAACGGTACGGCTTGGCAAATTTGGTTATTAAATCCGCAAAACATACAAGCAGTAAATGCATGGATTACAAACGCAATGATTGGTAATGCAGCTATTAAACTAGCAAATATTGATACTGCAACAATTACAGAACTTTCTGCTGTAACTGCAACACTTGGAGATGTCGAAGCCGGAAGTATCACAAATGATATTTCTTATGGATTCGTTGCTCAAGGTAATCATCATTATCTTGGTAATAGTGTAATTAATTATCGAGGAATCAATATTTCTGAAACAATGACCTTAGATAACGTATTGCAATATACTCAATCTATGGGATTTGATGCAATTACAGGTTTATTTTTCCAACGTTTAAGTGAAAATCAAGATATTATTTCCAGTATTAGACTCATTGAGGTTGGTAATAATGAGATGGGATTATATGTTGGTAATGCTACTGAATCTGCAACTTTAACATCCAAAGGTCTTACCCTTTCTACTGACGTTCCTTGGACAATCTTATCGCCAATGGGTGGGTTTAGTGGCGGTTCAATTCAATTTTCTGTACAAAACGGGGTTGAATTTTTCTCTATTGCAGGCTTGAGTGTCCCTCAGATGAATGCAAACCAATGGTATCAAGCCACTTCGCTTCCAGCAGGAAGTATTGCAATTCCTAGTATAAATAGAGTATATCCGATATCAGGGAATAATAATGCATGGGATTTGCTTATTAATTCGGCAGGAGGTGTTTTTATAAGGTGCCAAGCAGCAGTATCAGCAACTTCAAATTTAGTTAATGGTGGATGTGGTTTCCCAATAGGATAAAAGGAGAAAAAAAATGGAAAAAGTAAATACAACAAACACAACTACTGACATCTTTGTCGGTGATAAGAATGCAGGTAATTTTACTCTCACAACATTCAATAATGGGGCAATGAATGCAAATTTCATGATTAATGACCCTACGGTATTTCATGGCACGCCAGAAGCAGCTCAAGACATAGCTAATTTGGTTAGCTCGGCAGTCAATCAGTCTAAAGCTTTGTTGGCTAATTTTGAAGCTAGTAAAGAATAGAAAGCAGGGGTTATGGAATTAGAACAACTTGTGGAACAGCATGAGGACAAACTCAAGCGGCACGATAAAGAATTATCTCGACTTAATGATATGTCGTTAGAAATTCAAAAACAAATGAATGATGGTCTAACTCGTGTAGATGAATCCAATCGCTTTTTAAGAGAACAGAATACTCGTCAATCTGAGCAGAATGCTCAAATACTGCAAGCTGTTATCAAAGGCAATGAAAGCTCAGATGAACATCAGTTTCAGTTGAAATTACTTGATAAAACAAACTTTTGGAAGTTGACGATTGGAATCGGCAGTTCTGCAGCAGCAATTTTTGTAGCATTAACTGAAATAATCAAAGTATTTTTTAAATAAAGGAGAAAGAACATGAAAACAATTGATAAAGGCACACTCACACGTACAATCTTACTTGTATTAGCGTTAGCTAACCAACTTTTAACAGCTTCAGGACACTCTGTAATTCCAATAGATGATGCCACAGTAACAAATATCATCTCAACTGGTTTCACCGTAGCAACTGCACTCGCTTCATGGTGGAAGAATAACGACTTCACTCATGCAGCCAAAAAAGGAACTGAACTTACAAAAAGTTTAAAAAATGGTGATGCTGTTCAAGTGGTTAAGGCATCTGATTCTGACCACGAATTCACAGAAGGAGGTGAATAATGCCAAGTATTGAAAATATGATTGCTTGGATGCAAGCACGAAAAGGTAAAGTTACTTATTCAATGACTTCACGAATGGGCCCTAGTAGTTATGACTGCAGCTCGTCAGTATTCTTTGCAATGATTGCTGGTGGTTTTCTGTCAGCAGGTTCAATGGGTAATACTGAAACCTTATTTGGGATGTCAGGAACAAAACTCAAAGAAATTAGTCGAGGAGAAGTACAACGTGGCGATATTTTCATTTCAGGTACTCCAGGTGGTTCCGCGGGATCTGACGGACACACCGGTATCTTCCTAAGCAATGGCTCATTCATTCACTGCTCTTACACTCACAATGGAATTGCGGTTGATACGAATGATGCATACATGAGCACTCGCTTGCCACATCACTTTTATCGAATTGTTGGTTCAGGTTCAGGGAACACTGACAACAAGCCACAAATGGTTAAATTAAATGTTGATGGCCAGTTTGGTAATGCGACTGCTAAACGATTGCAAGAATACTTTGATACAGCTGGAAAAGACGGAGTAATCAGTCACCAGTACAAACAAACCTTTAATCAAAATATCTATGCTGCTCAGTTCGATTCATCACTGACTGGTTCAAACGTGGTTAAAGCATTGCAAAGATTCTTAGGAATCGGACAAAATGGCTTGTTTGGCCAAGGTACAATTAAAGCACTACAAAAACATCTTGGAACGACGCAAGACGGAACTATCAGCCCAGTATCTGATTCTGTGAGAGAATTACAACGTCGATTGAATGCGAATAAACTATAA